CATCAATATTAAATAAATCACCTACAAGCAAACAATTGCCTGAAAGTAAACAATTGCCTGAAAGCAAACAATTGCCTAAAAGCAAACAATTGCCTCAAAGCAAACAAAATCCCCCAGAACCTAATAAAATTTTATCTCCTAAAAAGGTGATAACTAGTAAACTAGCAAAACGAAAAAAATCTCATAAAAAAAAAGTAATTAAAAGTAAAATAAGTGTCAAAAGTAAACGACGAAAAAAAATTATAAAAAATAAAACATTAGACACATATTTTAGTGTTAAATCTAACCCTAAAAAAAAAATATCAAAAAATAAAAAAGATATAATAATTAAAACGTTAATATATATTGTTAGAAATAATTTAACTATTTTGGAGGAATATATAAAAAGGATGAATAGAACTCAAACGTTATATGTTGCTAATAAATTAAATATTATAAATTCTAAAAATAAACCACCTACAAATATAGTAAAAAATATTATCCTTAATATTTTACAATCTAATATAAAAATAATTAAAATTTAAATATATAATAATATTAATAATATGGATAAAATACTAAGTATAACAAATTTATGGAATAATAATAATCAAAATAACAGTTTGGGGAATAAAGAAATTTTAAAAATAGGTAGTACAATTAATGGTATATTTAATGATATACCAAGTAAACAAACTAAAATTCAAACACCATCAATAGTTGTTGTTGGGACACAAAGTTCTGGAAAAAGTTCTGTCCTTAACGGTATATTATCTATGGATATATTACCAACTGGTAAAAATATGGTAACAAGGACTCCTCTAAACATTGAATTGATACAAACACAAAATGATATGTGGTGTGAGTTTGGTAATTATAAAAATTCTAATTGGCTAATAGAAAAAAAAATTAAATTAAGCAATCCACTCCCAACTGAATTAGAATTAGCAACTATTACTAAACAGATTAAATTAGAAACCGAATTAAAAGCTGGTAAAGATATGGGTATAAGTAATAATCCTATAAACATAAAAATATATTCACCTATGGTCCCTAATTTAAATATGGTAGATTTACCTGGACTAACTATGGTAGCATGCACAGATAAAGGGCAACCCAAAGATATTAAAGACCAAATTAGAAATATGGTTAAAAATTATATATTAAATGAGCGTACTATTATTTTAGCCATATTGCCTGCTAGAGAAGATTTGGAAGCAGATTTTGCACTTGATTTGGTTAAAGAAGTAGACCCTAATTTTGATAGGACATTAGGTGTTTTAACTAAAGTAGATTTAATGAATAAAGATACTGATATTTCTAAATATTTGGATAATAATGTATCCAAAGATTTAATATTAAATTATGGTTATTTTGCTGTTAAGAATAGGTCGAATTCAGAAATGAATACTCTAAATATATTTGAAGGTTTTGAAAAAGAAAAGGATTATTTTAAAAACCATTTAGTCTATAAAAATATTAATAATCAAAACAGACTAGGAGTACATAATTTAGGTAATAATCTGAGTAGTATTTTAGTAGAAAAAATAAGAAAATATTTACCTAATATTTTGAATGAAATAAATATTCAAGTTAAGGAGTCTGAAAAGAATCTTTTCGAATTAGGTAATCCTGTCCCTACTGAACCTGAAGGGAAAATAGCTTTATTAAATTCTATTATTACTAAAATATCTTCAAATTTTTATGATTCATTAGAAAAGAAAGGTACAGATATTAACACAGGTAGAAAAGTTAGAGATATTTTTATTAAATTTCGCAATGATTTAGATAAAATTAATCCATTTAACGAAGAACAGTTTGATAGAAAATATATTTTAGATATAATTCAAAACTGCGAAGGTAATCACATGTCATTTCCATTACCACCAATAGAAGTATTAGAATGTTGTATTTTAGATAGTAAAAATGCACCATTTAAATCTTTAATGCCTATATCATTAAATTGTGTTAGAGATATTTCTTTAGAGTTAATTGGATTATCTAATTCGTTATTAGATAAAGAAGATATTAAAAGATTTAGTAAATTATTTATTAATCTAAAGGAATTAATGATTAATACTATTAATGATAATCAAGAGATAACAGTTAATAAAATTAATGAATTAATTGAAATGGAGACTAATTATATATGGACAGATGATCCTAAATTTGTAGAAAATTTGCGTAAAATGTTTTCTAAATTTCAATATCCAATTGAACCAGAATTAATGCGCCAAATTTTAATTGAATACTTTAACAGCATTAAAGAAATTATTAAACATATTGTTCCAAAATGCATTATGCTATTTTTAGTAAGAAAGATAGAAAAAAATCTTCAATCTATACTTTTTGAAAATATACAAAAAAAGGAATTTATTTGTTTGTTAACAGAAGATTCTAAACAAAACCAAAAAAGACATAGTTTACAAAATTATATCGAAAAACTATTATCAGCCAAAAGTATAATTGAAAAATTATAATTGATTTAAACAAAAAAAAATATTAAGGTTATTATGTGTGGAATAATTTGCATATATAATAATGTTGTATCAAACTTTAATCCTAATATAATTAAAAATATACAACATCGGGGTCAAGAAAGTTATGGTATATCGTATTTTAAAAATAATAAAATAATAGAAAATAAAAATATTGGTAAAATTCCTAATAATATTGACATTGAATTAAATAATATTAATTATTTCATTGGACATACTAGATATTCTACAAGTGGAAGGAAAAATCTTGAAGAACAGATGCAACCTTTAGAAGGAACAACTGTAATTAATAATAAAAAGTCACATTATATCTTAGTGCATAATGGCAATATATATAATAGAAAAGGTTTGCAAAAATTATTTAACTGTGATATAAATATAAATCTAACAGATACACAAATTTTGGTAAATATTATTAACAATATGGGTGAAAATTCTTGGGAAAATATATTAAATTTAATACTTACGCAAATTCCAGGAGTATATTCTTTAATAATAGGTACACCAGAAAATGTATATGTAGTAAGAGATAAATCCGGTATTAGACCACTATGTATTATGAAAAATGATGATGGTTATTGTATTATTTCTGAACCTAATAAAATGGAGAATTATGGATATAATTTAGTTAGAGACATAGAACCAGGGGAATTAAGTATGTTAAATAAAAATGGTCTTAATACTTTATTTCTTCATAAAAACAATTTTACACCATGTATATTTGAATATATTTATTTTTTAAATAAAAATAGTATAGTAGATAATGTTAATGTAACTACATTTAGATATAACTGTGGGCGCGAATTGGCTAAAAAAGAGACAATGAGATTTACAGATAAATTAAATACAGTTGTTGTCGGAGCACCAGAAACTGGAATTACTTCTGGTATAGGTTATGCAGAATATTTAAATTTAAACTATTTTCAAGTAATGACCAAAAAAACAAAAGAAAGAACATTTATTATAGATGAAAATAAAAGAAACCTATTTTTTAAAGATAAGTATATTATAAATTCAGAAATAGTTAAAAACAAAATTGTAATAATTGTTGATGATTCATTAGTTAGAGGTAATACTTTGAAAAGAGTAGTTGAATTGTTTAATATAAATAAGGCGAAAGAAGTACATATTCGGATAGCTTCACCACCAGTAATTTCACCATGTTATTTTGGAATAGATATTCCAACATATAATGAATTAATAGCACATAGACTAAAATTAAATATTGAAGAAATTAATAAAGAATTAAAAAGTAACAGTTTGCATTATTTAGATATACACACTATAACTAATTTAATACCAAATAAGACATCATGTTCTAGTTGTTTTACAAATAAATATAATAGAGACTTATTAGATTGGTAAAAAAATTGATAAATAAATATTTGTTTAATTTATTAAAACAATGGATCAATTTAAACAAGCTATTAATCAAAATCTACCAGAAGATAAAGAAGAATTGAGTTGGACAATTGATGAATTAGGTAAAATACTCTTTAAAGATAATTGGAAAACATTACCACAAATGGTTGACTGTAAGATGTCTAACTGTATTATAGGATTATTACAACTTATACAAAGTGATGGTCTTTTTCCATCTGATGAAGAAAAAAATGAACTATACAACTATATTTTTTCGGAATCTATAAAAAAATTAACTCATGCTTAGAATTATATTAGTGGTAATTTTATAAATTTGATTTTTTTATAAATTATTAAAATTAATATTAATGACAGATTACATTAAAGATATTCTAACAGTTACTAATTCTTGGGATGAACGTATAGATTGGGACCAGTATTTTATGAGTTTGGCTCTATTAATTTCATCTAGGTCTTCGTGTAAAAGATTAAAAGTCGGATGTGTATTAGTAAAAGATACTAGAGTAATTAGTGTTGGATATAATGGATTTTTACCTAAATCACCCCATAATAGTATTGTTAGAGATGGACATGAACAGGCTACTGTGCATGCAGAACAAAATAGTATTTCAGATTGTGCCAAAAGAGGCATATCATGCGGAAATGCAATTGCATATATTACACATTATCCATGTATTAATTGTGCTAAAATATTAGCGGCTTCTCAAATTTCTGAAATTAAATATTATAGTGATTATAAAAATGATAAATTAGTTAAGGTTTTATTAGATGGAGTTGATATTAAAATAACCAAATTATAAATATAATACTATATTATATGAAATATTTTAGTATTATTTTTATTATTATAGCAATAGTTATATGTTTTATCAATTATAATATTAGTACATTTAGTAATATGTCGGAAGAAGAAAATATAGAAGAAGTGAATGATGAAACAATATTTTGGAATAAAAAAAACAAATCAGATATAAATGAGTGGGAACGCGATATTGATAAATATGATGTTTATAATAAATATATAAAAAAACCATTTGGTGATATTTCACAAAGTTTCATCAAAGGTATAGCATCTATTTATGCGCCTGATATTTTTATTAACAAATAAATTATTATATTATATTATAATATGACTGTATTAAATAGTTTAAATACTATAAAAAGGTATCCAGAAATAGATTTGTTTAAAGGTATTGCTGTAATTTCTATGGTAATATTTCATTATTTTTATTTATCTAATTTTATGAATTTATCAAATTACAATATTAATTCTGGTATAATGTATTATTTAGCCGAGTTAGCACACAATATATTTATTTTATTTTCTGGTATAAATATGGGTATAAGTTACGAAAAATGGGCAATTAATAGAAATAATAAAAAGGAGTTTTATAAAAGGCATATAATAAAAGCTATAAAATTATTAATAGCTGGTTTACTAATGACAATTACTACTAAATATATTTTTGGTGATAACTTGTCAGTTAAATTTGGTATATTTCACTATATAGCTATTTCTACTTTATTAGGATGTATAGTGATATTTAAAAAAATTTATATAATACTAACGATTATAATTACATTCTTAATTGTAATGTACAAAAATGTATTTTATAATACCTGCTACAAAATACCATTTATATGTTTTATTACTGGAATAAAAAATTTAAAATATAGTTCACTAGACCATTTTTCGATATTAAATTATTTACCTTTAACATTAATCGGTATACTTATCGGTAGAACTGCGTATAAAGATAATAAATGTATCATTCCATTAAATATTAATACTAAAAATGTATTAGTCAGGATAATTGCTACATTAGGTAGATATTCGTTTAATATTTATTTTATACATTTTATTGCTTTTTATATTTATTTCAAATATAGTGGTGGAGTTCCTAAAAAAACATTTTAGTATTCCAATAATTTATATTCATCATTTTTAAGTTGAATTTCTGTTAATTTACCATAATTATACAATGTATTTATATCATAATGTGTTATATAATTATGTATTATAGAATTTATTACAGTATTATGTGACACTAATAAAACACTATCATTTTCATGTTTTGTTGATAAATATGTTATAAAATTATATATTCTATTTTTTAATAAATTAATATCTTCTGGATAATAACAACTATTCTTAGCTAAAAAGGAATAGTAATCTTCGTTAAAATTATAAAATCCAAGTTCATCTAAACTTAATTCATAACTATTTATTGGATAGTTATATTCGGCTAAAGAATAGTCTATATTAATATTAATATTTCTTTTATTAGAAAAATCACTTATAGTTTGTAATGTACTTCTCAATGGCGAGGAATAAATATAGTTTATATTTATGTCTTCCAGTTTTTCTAATAAATACTTAATATTTGACTTACCTATAGATGTTAGTTTGTAATCTGTCTCAAAATCTTCACTAGACAATAATAACAATCTCATAAATTATATAGTATTAAATAAAATAATTCTTATATTATTTTAAAAAAAAAATCTAAGTAAATATTATAAATGAGCCAAGCTAGTCATTATAATAAATATGGTAAATCTCACAAAGGCAAAAAAGTTGTAAAGAAAGCTACTGCATGTGTTTTCCCATTTAAATATAATAAAAAAATGCATAGTACATGCGTTGATACTGGCAAAGGACCTTGGTGTCCGACTTCGTTAAAAAAAAGCGGTACAGTTGATACATGGGGTTATTGCATTCAGGGTAATGAAAAAAATGTTGCAAATATTTTAGTTGGTATGAAAAAAAAGAAAAGATTATACTCTAATGTAGTAAAAAGGGGTGGCAGACGTAGAACTAAAAGAACAAGAAGAAGAACTAGAAATTAAATGATTTTTGTGCGTTTAATATCCAAAGCAATAGCCCCACAACCTATATCTTTCCCTATTTGATTAACTAAACCACGAATATAAGTACCACTACTAACCTTAGCTTTATAACTTCTTATTATAGGTTTATAGTCAGATAAAACATTAAAGTTAGTTTCCCATATTGATAAAATTTCATCAGCTCTGAATTTAGGTTTATTGGTATTTTTTAAAGAATTTATCATCTTAAATATATGCTGTTTTAAAGACGTATTATCACATATTTCTTGTTTAATATTGGATATATTAATATATTCAATATTAACCTTTTTAGATGGTATATCAATAGTATGTAATAAGTTTAACTTTGCCCACTCCCATAAAGGTTTTTTATTAACAACAATAGATGAATATGGTGGATATTTCTGTTTAAATTCTCCAATATAATTTGACATATCTAAAGAATTAATAATATCTTCATTTGGTTTAGTAGCCGATAAAAGCTTACCTAAAACATCATATGTATCTGTTTCAAACCCATATAAAATTTTAAATTCATAAACTTTATCTTTACCACAATATGAATCTAACTTTTTACATTCTTCATTCAATAAAATAGTCATCACACCATGAGCCATAGGGTCTAAACGACCAGCAAAACATGCTTTCTTAATATTATGTTGTTTTTTATACTCTTCAACTAATTCTAAAGGTGTTTTACCTATAGGTTTGTAAAGTTGTATTGGCATATTACAATATTTAATTTGCTAATTTAATATAATATCAATTTTTAAAATTGAGAAGTTTCTTTGCTATAATATGAATATTATTTTGTAAATGTCAACACATTTCTCTAAAAAAATACCGAGTTCAGATGAATGGATTATATTAGATACTCATGATTTTAATTCTCAAACAATTACTCCAGAATTGTCTAAAAAAATATTTAATGCTGGTTATAAATATATTTATATCACCTTAGGAGTTAAATATGGTGAACAACAACATAAATACCAACAATCTTTAGATAATAAAGATTTTGATATTTTAAAGGGTGATACGCCTGTATTATTCCAAGCTATAATTATCGATTCCTTAAATTGTTGCCATAAAAATATATCTGATATCCTTCCCAGTAAATTATATATTTTGGGTAAAAAATCATTTACTATATCACAAACTTTATATAATAGTTGGGATGGTATAGCTGTTACACCGGACCAAAATAAAACACATCCGGCATATAATATATATCAAACATTTTCTAGATTTCCAGAAAAAATGTATGATATGTATCATTGGAATAACACTAATAAACTTAATATTTTATTAGGAAAATCAACCGAATTAAGTCCAATTGAGAAAAAAAAAATATGCATCGAAAATGAAAGAAGAACATCTATTTTTGGTGACATAATAGCTATATTTCAAAAATATTATAAAAATAATTGGGTATGTATTACCACCAAAACAAAGATTGATGACAAATTATTTCAAAAAAAATATAATAGATTTGCATCTAGTTATATTATGGAACGTCCAATAACCTATTATTTTAATAACAAGGTATATTTTGGAGGGTCAATTGTTAAACCTATTGAACCTGTAAAAAAACATGAGTTCGAATATTTTTTCGGATTCTCCAATTTATGTCGTGATTTTAATGTTAATAAAACTAGATATTTTTATAATACTAATATAGGTATTACTAGGAAATGTCATAATTCTATTTATGATTATTTAAATGGTTTAGAAGATATATTATGGGATAGAGAATTTTATAAATTTCTATTTTGGGTTGGTGTAAATCATTTAGGAGTAATGTTAGATAATGAATTTAAATTCAGTGAAGAATTGGCTAAGTTTCTTGATTTAAAACCATTAACTGAAAATGAAATTTATAATTTATGTTATCCCAATTGTTTAACATATATTTAAGTAGTTCTTGATGTTGTGCGTGCATGTCATTTCTTCACTTCATTTGTAATCACCTATACAATACTTATCCAATTTTTATTTCGATATGACATTTCCTTTGAATCTCCTTC